GCCTGCGGTTCAGGTCGACCTGAACGAGGCGTCGCTGCTGAACTCGATGATCGCGGTTCGGACGAACTTCAAGGATCAGGCAGGCCTCAAGGTCTTCGCCCGCGCCCGGAAGCTCATCGTGCCGCCGCAGCTTGAGCCGGTCGCCATCCGACTGACCAAGACCGAGCTGCGCCCCGGCACGGCCGACAACGACGTGAACGCGATCATGTCGACCGCGGGCGGCCTGCCCGAGGGCTACATGGTCAACGACTTCCTCACGTCGGCCTACGCGTGGTTCCTGATGACCAACATCGACGGGCTCTCCTACATGGAACGCATCAAGTTCGAGACGGACATGCAGGTGGACTTTGTCACCGACAACCTGTTGGTGAAGGGCTACGAACGGTACTCGTTCGGCTACTACAACTTCCGCTCGATCTTCGGATCGTTCCCGACCGCCTGATAAGGAGCCGCTCAACATGGGTATCACTCACCTGAGCGGGCTGGAAGTCGCCGGCATCCCCACCATGGGGATGTCCGGTCTTCCTCTGACCACCGGCAACGTCTACTTCGTCGACTACGTCAACGGAAGCGACGGGAATACCGGATCGGCGGACAGCCCTCTCCAGACGCTCTACGGAGCGCACTACAAGATGACGGCCGGCCAGAACGACGTGGCCGTGATCGTCGGTGACGGTTCGGCGACTGCCACCCAGCGCCTGTCGCTGGCCAATGCGCAGGTCTTCGACGCGTCGGCCACCGCGGGTACGCTCGTCTGGTCGAAGAACGCGTGCCACATCGTGGGCATGTGCGCCCCGACCATGGTCAGCCAGCGCGCGCGCATCGCCCCGCCGACGGGCACCTACACGATGGCGACCTTCGGGTCGGGCAACTTCGTGACGGTGTCGGCTTCAGGCTGCATCTTCGCGAACTTCTCGGTGTTCAACGGTTTCTCGACCGGCGGCGCCAGCCAGATCGCGTGGACCGACAGCGGCGGCCGTAACTACTATTCGAACGTCATGTTCGGTGGTGCGGGCGACACGGCCTCGGCTCAGTCGACGTCGAGCCGTTCGCTGCTGATCAGCGGCAGCACGGGCGAGAATACCTTCGACGACTGCGAGTTTGGCCTCGACACCGTGACCCGCACGGTAGCGAACGCCACGCTGCAGTTCTCCGGGGGCACGCCGCGCAACACGTTCAGGGGCTGTAACTTCAGCTTCCAGACCAGCTCGGCTACCACGTTGGGCATCATCGTAGCGGCTGCGGCTGGCATTGATCGCTGGCAGAAGTTCGACCGCTGCACGTTCATCAACAACGTCAAGTCGACCTCGACGACCATGAGCGCCCTCGCGACGCTTCCGGCGTCGGCGGGCGGCCTGCTGCTGATGAAGGACTGCACCCTCGTCGGCATCTCCGAGTTCGGCACCGACGCCAATTCGCTGGGTCAGATCTACGTCGACGGCGGCACCGTCACGGCGGCCACCAGCGGCATCGCCGTCAACCCGTCGTAAGGGAGCAAGTTATGAAGGCTCGTCATCGTAAGCATCGTGAGACCGGCGGCGTCGCCGCCTACAAGGAAGACCTCAGCCGGAAGAACGGGAAGTATAACGGCCCCGGCGCCGACGATGTCACCGACGCCGCCGAAGCGCGCAAGCGTGGCGGCAAGACCGTCAAGATGCAGGGCATGAAGCCCAAGGCACACGGTGGTCGCATGCCGCGCAAGAGCGGCGGCCGGGCGGGTTCCAACATGAACCCGCTCTCCTCTGCGGCCTCGGGCACTCCGCCCACGGGCCATAAGGTCAAGGTCGGCTAATGCCGATGGCGGGGGTCTCGGCCCCCGCCTCTTTTTCTGAGGATCTCATGGCCCGCACACCGGCATGGCAGCGTCGCGAAGGTAAGGACCCCTCGGGCGGCTTGAACGCCACCGGGCGGTCCTCGTTGCGCGCCGTCGGCTACAACATGAAGCCTCCCGTCACCGCGGAGCAGGCCAAGAGCAGCCCGGCATCCGCCGCGCGCCGCGACAGTTTCCGCGCCCGCATGTGCGGGATGAAGGAGAAGCTGACGTCCCCCAAAACCGCACACGACCCGAACAGCCGCATCAACCTTGCGCTGAAAAAGTGGGACGTAAAGTGCTAGGAGCCCCGTAGATGCGCCCGATTACTGTCACCGCCGGCCCGCTGGCGACCGCCGATGCCGACGGCATTGCGCAGGCTCAGAAGCCCGCCGCTACCTTCACGCTCAACGGGGCCCTCGTCTCGGGCGGCGTTGCCCTGCTGGGCGCGCCGCGCCGGGTGCTGATCACCACGGTCGCCGACGAGACGGCTCTTACCTTCACGGTAACGGGCGCAAACAGCGCCGGCGACGTGCTCAGCGAGGCCGTGGCCGGCGTCAACAACACGTCGACCTATACCGCCCTCGATTTCTATACGGTCACCAGTGTCACCACCAGCGCCACACCGACGGGCAACGTAACCATCGGCACCAATGGCATCGGGGGATCGCCGTGGGTTCGCATTGACGACTACGGGGACTCGTACATCTCGGTGCAGGCCCGCGTCTCGGGTACGGTTAACTACACCCTGCAGCAGACGCTCGATGACCCGAACTCTCCCACGTCGCCTGTCTCACCTGCCAACGTGCTGTGGCAGAACATCAATGACACCGACGCCGTCGCCGCGACCACCAGCGTCGAGACCAACTACATGTTTGCCCCGACATGGTGCCGCGTCCTGCTCAACAGCCAGACCAACCCGGGCTACGTGACGGTGACATATCTCCAGTCGGGTACACCGCGATGAGCAACTGGACGCGAAATAACTTCGACCCCGCCTTCGCCCCCGTCGGCGGCGGCATCGCATGGCAGGCTCCCGTAGCCGTCGCCATGACTGGGGCGTCCAAGACGTTCGTCCCGGCGAATGCGGCGCGCAAGGCGCTTCAGATGTGGAGTCCAGCGACGAACGCGGCGGGGGGCATCGACCTCGCGGGGGGAACGGTTGTTCTGGCGACGGCCATTCAACTTACCCCCGGCGCGGCTCCCATCTACATCGACGGCCCCGCAACCCCCGTTGGCATCGTGACGGCTATCGGCACTAATTTGCAGAGCTTCTATTATCAGGAAGGGCTGTAAGTCATGGGTATCGTATACCCTGCGCCCCCCGCCTTTCCTATTCTTACGTGGGCGACAAAGCCTGCGGCCTACCCCGCCGGGCAAGTGGTGTTCATTTCCGACTACGGCACTCGCGGCACCTACTGGGTGTACGACACGGGCATGTCGCGCTGGAAGCCGTTCGGTAAACAGTTGCTGAAAAGCCTCGACGCTCTATCTGCCGCGACCAACAACACAGAGACGATCCGTCTCCAGCAGTTACTTCCTGCCGCCGGGCTTCAGGTCGGGGATCGCATCGAAGCGCGGCTATCCATAACCAAAAGCGGCACCACCGACACCGGCAGTCTCAGAGTCCGGGTAGGCACCGCTGGAACCACTGGCGATGCGGCCGTCTATAGCACCACCTTCTTATCCGCAGCTCAAGTACACGGCGGCGCGATAGTTGAATTTCGCGCCGATAGCGCGACCACTCTCCAGTTGTTGGCGCGCAGCGATTATGGATACGGCGGGGCCACGACCAACCCCATTCCTGCACCGAGCACGATCCCCAACATCAGCAACGCGTTGTACATCAGCGCCAGCCTTCTCTCGGGGGGTGCGACCAATACGGTGATCATGGCTGACGCGCAGTTCTGGATCTCTGGGCCTTCGAGCTAGCGAGCCGATGACTTCTAGCGGGACCTACACTTTTAACCCCAGCCTCGGCGAGCTGACGCTCTACGCGTTTAACCTCTGCCAGATCCGGCCGACGTCGCTCGTGCAGGAGCACATGCAGAGCGCCCGCATGGCGACGAACATGATGCTGGCTTCGTGGGCGAACCAAGGCGTCAACTTGTGGGCTGTCGACCTCGTGACGACGCCTGTCACGCAGGGCGTCTCAACATACCCGGTCGACGCCAACACGGTGATGATCCTCGACGCCTACATGGTGACGTCTCAGAGCGGTGTCAGCACCGACCGCATCATCATGCCCGTCAGCCGCACGGAATACGCCTCCTACCCGAACAAGGCGCAGCAGGGCTTCCCGACGGTCTTCTGGTTCGACCGCCTGATCAGCCCGACGGTCACTCTCTGGCCGGCGCCGGATGGAACCAGCACAACATCGCTGAAGTACTACCGCGTGCGCCGGCTGCAGGACGCAGAGTTTTCGAGCGGCCAGACGGTCGAAATTCCCTACCTGTGGCTTGAGGCTTTCGCTGACGGCCTCGCCTACCGGCTCGCCAAGGTCTGGAACCCGCAGATCGCGCAGGGCCTCAAGGCGGTAGCTGACGAAACCTATAAGATCGCAGCGGATCAGAACATCGAAACCGCGCAGCAATTCATCTCGCCGCAACTGGCGGGCTATTACAGGCCGTGAGGTGAACAATGGGATATGCATCACGGTCAGGTAGAGCGAGGACCAGCCCGTCATCGCCGGCTGCGCACGCGATCTGCGACCGCTGCGGCTTCCGCTACAACCACATCAATCTCGCTTGGCAGTTCGATTGGCGTGGCGCGACGCTGCAGAACACGCGTGTTCTCGTCTGCCGCAGGTGCAACGACGACCAGCAGCAGCAGCTTCGCTCTATCGTAATCCCGGCGGATCCGGTGCCGATCATGAACCCCCGCGTTCAAGACTTCGTCGCCGCCTCCACGACGCAACGCACGACCAGCGGGCAGGACACGGTTGACTTCTGGACGGGCATTCCGATTCCCGGCAACGACGGGCGCATCACGCAGGACGGCGACACACGCGTCACGCAGCAGACAGGCGCCGCCCCCGGAAGCCTCAACGAACAGCCGGGCACCGACCCCAACGCGCCGGGCGACGACGACCCGGGGCTGCCCTACAACAATACCGAGGTGCCCGAAACCGGGCCCCTCAGCTAACGGGAGCCGCAATCTTGGCGAACCAGCAAATCCCCAATCTACCCGCGGCCATCGCGTTGACCGGCACCGAGCAGCTCGAAGCCGTGCAGGCGGGCACGTCGGTCAAAGTCACCGTCGGCCAGCTTGGAGGGTACTTCACCAACATCGTCGTCGGCCAGACCCCCGTCCTCGGCGGCGCCAACGGCCGCATTCTCTACGACGCAG